CCAATCAATTCTTTCTATATCAACAAAATTATATACATCCTTTTGTTCCTCTGTGTTTTTCGTTACGTTAAATGTATGCTTGAAATAACTCCATTGGTTATCTGCTGTTGATTTAACAATTACGTTTTCAGAATCACACACATCAATAGTAAAACCAACTGGGGTATTTTGACTACCTTTAATCCATCCGGAAACGGTATACTTACCGGGGATAGGCGGGATAATATTAGGGATCCGCATAGCTCCTCCATTGCCTTTTGAACCAACCAAATAGAAGCCATGCAGAGACATTTGCCTTTCAATAGTAGGAGATGGATATAAAGTATTAAGCGTTGAACTTGTGTAACTATACAGGTTGTTTGCCCCAATACCCAAACTTTCAACTTTAGTCTTAACAGACAATTCAATTTTCCCGTCAACGGCAAGTATTTGTGTGTCGGTGTACTTTTTTGACTCAGTGAAAGAATCTTTAGGGGCAGGCTTCCATCCGGTCGCTGTGTCTCCTATTTCTATTTGAAAGTTATTGATTCGGCAAACAGTACTCCCGCCTAACTGTATGTACGCTGTGATATCGGTATCTAAACTATCCTCTATGTCATCGGGGACTTTGATAGTATGAACATACCTACCTTTGTCAGTCGTGGGACTGGTAGAATCAACATACTTAAATGCACCGATATAGTAATATTGGGATGTGCCCGACTTATAAATAGCTTTTTCAAGTCCGAATCTTTGTGATGATCCCATCTTTAAATTGCTATACGCATAGTCGAACGAGAT